TTATGGTTTTTAACCATATTACTTACACTTAAATCTTCCATCACTATAACTTGGTTTTCGTTTAGTAATTTATTAGACACGGAGTGTAAGTAGTTCTCTTTAATATTGTTTAATTTTTCATAATATCTTGCTAATTTTATTCTACATTTATTTCTATTATTACTTCCTTTCTTCTTTCTACTTAATTGTTTATGTAATTTACTTATTTTTTTATGATTATTTCTTTTTATTTTGATATTATCGAAGGTTTCACCTTCGGATGTAATTACAAAATCTTTAATTCCTAAGTCTATTCCTATAATATTGTTAGTTATTGGTAATGATTTATTAATATTTGTTTCAATTAAAATAGATAAATAATATTTACCTGATTTAGTTTTAGTTAGTGTTGCTGATTTTATTATTGATTCATTTAATTGTTTTTTATTTTCTTTCGAACATCTAAATCTAACATTTTTTAATTGTTGTGTTAAAGTTATTTTATTTGATTCATAGTTATTTATTTTAGATATTGCCTGGGCAGGAAATCTGCATGATAAATTATTATTGTGTTTTGATTTAAATTTAGGAAATTTATTTCCATTTTTAAAAAATCTTTTATAAGAATCGAGTAATGTAATATATGATTGTTGAAATATTTTAGTATTATGTTCTTTTAAGAAATAATATTCTTCATTTTTTAATAAATTTTGAAATAAAAAGTTACCCAAAATTTTAATATTAATAGATTTATTATTCTCTTTATAATATTGAATGCTGAAATTAAGGGATTGATTATATACAAATCTATAAGAACCAAGGAGTTTATTGATATAAATTTCTTGTTCATTATTAGGATATAATTTAATTTTAACAGCTTTCAGCATGAAATATCTATATAATATTTTTTAAATATAAATAATAAAAAAATTTACACATCGTAAGTTTCATCAATCTCATTATTTTGATTTGAATATTTTAAATTTGAACCAGATATATTTATTGGTGTATCAAATTCTCTAACATATTTCTCACCAGTACCACTTTTCAAATAAGCAATTGTAATATGTGGATTATAATCACTATAAGTATCTCTATAATCAAAATTATTATTAATTAACTCATTTAGATTTCTTAATTCTTTAGACTCAACATTAAATTTAACAACATCAAAATCTTCATTTTGAAATATTCCAATACCTGTTAATTGTAATTTAACTTCACCGTCAATATATTTATTTATAAATTCAAATATTTCATCAGGTTTAATAACATCACTTATACCATATTTAATTGTCACATGAGGATCTTCTTCTAAACCATAACTATCATCATAAGGTTTAATATAAATATCTTTTTTATTAACCCCACTAATAATTTTATTCCATTTTGGTATATTCAATTTTAACATTAAACAACCAGTATAACCATCAATATATTCAGAATCTTCTTTTAAATTGGTTAAAGTAATATTACTAATATCGCCTTGATTGCAAGCAGCACTATTATTACCTAAACCACCTAATTTACATTTATCTTTAACTTGTACAGCTTGACTTCCATCCATGTATGAAAGTTTTCTTTCATTAATGTTTATTATGTTTTTTATTTTTCCATTTTCATCACCATAACCAAAATCAAAATAACCTAATTTACCATTTTTCTTATACCCAAGATTACCCATATTCACATAATCAGCAGTATTCATATTATTTTTCTTCAACTCATCAATAATATTTAGAAAATCCTCTAAAAATCTAGATTCTTCATTATTTAATTCTAAAAATTCTTCAACATGTTCTTTATATTCATTATTGTAAACATTTCTATTAAAGTGATAATCATCAATAATATCTAAAATAATTGTATCTGTTTTTTCTCTAAAATATTCATTAATATTTTTTATATAATTGGTAAATTTATCTTTATCAACATCCAAATATTCTAATAATATTGCATATATTTTTTTATTAACACCTGCAATAGTATAATTAACTTCATAAACATTATAAATATCAGCTAAATGTTTATTAAATTTACCCTTTATTTTTTGAGATTCTAATGCTTCACTTCTATCAGTTGTTAATTTTAATATTTTATCATTTCCGATATTATAAGCATCGCCATATTCACCAGATTTCAAATATTTTAAATTATCAACATTTAATTTGTTTGTTATTTTATTTAAAACTACATCATCTAATTCTATAACTTTATTTTCACCAATGTAATTAGGGGATAAAGCAAAACCGCCATATCCCCCATCATCAGTTCTTCTATCATTCAACATCATGTCATTTTTTACGATGTCATCAAACTCATTTTTTTTCATAAAATTTTATGTTGTTTTTTTCTTCTTCAAATCTTTAATAGTATTAATAACTATTTCTCTAATCACATCTTCATTATTAATAATACCATTTCTAACTTTTTCATCAGTAAACATATTTGTAATAATACTTTGTAGTATTGTAACCATATTATCACCAAAATATTTTTCCATCACATTTATGACATTATCTTCAAAACTACCATTCTGATTGTATTGCATCTGTGGTTGTTGATTTTGTTGTAAATATTGAATATAATGTTGTGGATTTTCAGGAAATATTTGTTTTCCAAAACTTTGATTATATTCTATAGTACGTCTCTCTATTTCAGCGTAAAAATTATCATCTCTTTCGGGATATTCTTGTATTTTATATTCATTGATTGGTATTGGTGGTTGGACATAATTTTGTTTTGGTTGTGTTTTAGGTGTTGATGATATATGCTTTGAAATATCACCTCCTGCTATTTCATCACTTCTATGAACAACCTTTTTAACATGTTTCACCTCATCAGTTTCTCTCATTGTTTGATGTGCCTCTAACAATCCTTGTAAAAAACGTTTTTTGGGTTGTTTAACATTAACACCTAATTGTTTATTTGTTATATTTTGTTGATTTTTTCTATTGTCAATTTCTTCTCTCAACTTATTTAAATCAATTTTTTCCATTTTATAAAATTTTACTATTTTTTATAAATAGTTATAGTTTTCTATTTTTCTAAAGATTTTCTAAATAATTCTCTTTGTTGATTAAAAAATGATTTTGTTGGTCTATTACTTGGATTATATTTAATAAATAAATCTTTTAAATTACCAATAATTTCTTTTTTATCTAACTTATCTGCTGTTTTTTTAGTCACAGCTACAATATTATCACCCTTATAAACTAAAAAATATTCTCTTGGTGATTTCTTTCTATGTTTGGTCACTAATTCATAAAAATCATTTACTTTCTTTTTAAAAATTNGATTTTTATTTTTTTTATCNTCATAAAAATCTTTAAATTTCTTTGTTTGTGTATTAAATTTAGATATTTTATTAGTATATTTATCTGCTTTTTTTAAAGAATTTATACCAGAGAACTCTGTTTCTGGTTGTTCTGGGTCAATAGCCAAAATTATTTCCTTCATTTGTTCATCATTAGGATTATAATTTGGTCTTATTTTATTTTTATTTGTTGAGAAATGTTTACCTGTTAATAAAAGTGAAGTAATACCATCAACATAAAATAATCTCCATCCAGGTAAAATATCGTGNTCTGGTCTTGGCACTCTATTTAATCCTTTATTAGAGTCACTAGCACCACTTTGTTGCCATGCTCTCACAACAAGGTTGCCAGCATGAGTAATACCTAGAAGATAGGGTTCTATAGTTCTGTATCCCTTTGTTATAACTCCCTCACCATCATTACTTTTACCTTCAACACCAGAATAATAAATATAAACAACCTTACGATTATTAATGGCATCAATAAGATCATCTCTATTAATANTTTCAGTTATTAACCCTTTATTTTCATTTATTTTTTCCATTAAACAGTTCCAGCTTGACCGTATTCATTATTTTTATTAAATATATTTTTTGCTAACAATTCATTTCTTTTATTAATATCATCAATAGTACCGATAACACCATCAACCTCACCTCGACCATGTCTATCACCATCTGACAATGCATTTGCATGTGATTCAGAATATACATCATTATTATTATATATATTCTTAGCTATAAGTTTTTCTCTTATTTCTTTACTTGATTCTAATAATCTACTCATAATTTTATTTTTTTTTAATATTTAGTTATTGCAATATCAATATATTCTATTAAGTTAGGAACAGTATCTAAAAAATTTATTTCTATTTTAGAAAACCACCCATAACCAGAATGTTCAAAATTTAATTCAACATCTTCATCATCACCATTATATAAACAAATATAAACATGCTCAATATTATTATCTCTCATTATTGAGAATGAAGATAATTGTTTAAATATTTCTATGCCTGTTTCTTCTTTAATTTCTCTTTTTAAAGCATTTAATGATGACTCACCATCATTAATTTTACCACCTGGTAATCCCCATTTATTTGGTTGCCATTGATCTTCATATTTAGACCTTTTTAATAATAAAATACGTTTATCTTTATTAAAAATAACACCTAAAACACAATGCTGTTTTCCTTCAATAGATTCTTTTAATGAATTATGTACTTTTAAATCATTATTATATCTAATATCTTCCGTATTTTTTTTATATATTTCAGCTGATTTTCTTTCTGTTTTTAATTTTTGATTAACAAAATCTTTCATTAAATCACCACCACTTAATTCGTATTGTATTTTATCACCACCTTTTTTTTCATATTCATCATAGAAATTTTTTAATCGTTTTAAACTTGAATATGATACTGATTTTGATTTTAATAAATTTTTAGCTCTCTTTATACCATTATTATTTGGATACATTAAAAGATATTTATTAATATGTTTCAACACATTATCTGGAATTGTATATTCATTACCGTATAAATATTTATTCATAAGTTACTTTTTTTTCTAATAATCTTATTAGTTTATTAATATCATTTTTATTTAATCTTGATAAAACATCTGCAACATTTTTTATTTCATCAAAAATTTCATCTTCATCTTTTTTATTTTTAATTTTCTCTACACTTTTTGAGTCTAAAACTTTATCCTCTACTACACTTTCATTAATAATACCTGATAATTCACNCTCAACAAACTTAATAAATTTATCAAAACCATCTTTAAAACTATTAATTTTATTTTCTTTGAAAAATGAAAACATTTCGNCTTTTAAAGTTTTTAATATTTTTATAAAATCTTTAATTTTATCAACATTAATGTTATCACCATCATTTTCATAAAAAGAAAAACCAAATCTACCTAAAAAATCATGACTAAAATTTTGTGCATTAGTAAATACATTTTTATCTGTTGTTTGATTTGCATTCGTTTCACTATTTTTATTGATGTTATAACCAGTATTAATACCAATTAAAGTATTATTTTTATCAACGAACTCTTTTAATATTTGTTTTTTTTTCATTTTAAATGTGATTTAATTTATTATAAATAGTTTAAAAATAGTAATCGTCATAAAAATCATCAACATAACCTTCTTCTGACGTTAATTCAATAACCAAATCTTCATAAGCTTGCAATGCTTTAGGTTGACCATTAAAGATGTCAGTTAAATCTAAATCTTCTGGTATTTCAAATTTCTCTCTAAATTCTTTTTCATATTGATAAACAACATCTTTAAAATTTAATTTTTCAATATTTGGAATTTGAACATCTTCTCTAACCATTTTAACATAAACACCATTAAAAAAACCAACGTCAAATTGATTTTTTGTTTTAAATAATATTAAATCACCAGCTTCTCTAATATCATCAACTTTTTTTAGTTTTTTATTTGTNGATTTTAATTGTTCACTCAAATAATTATAAGCAGTNTCATAAATATCTGTTCTTAAAGTGTTTTCTGGTACAGTGTAGCCATCCCAAATAACATCTGGATTATAACCATATTTATTCCAAAATTCAATTTCTTCTTTTGATAATGTTAANGCTTCTTCAATACTATCCAAATCACAATCTACTAGATTTAATTCAGAATTACTGAAAACGTTTTTTATTAATTCCATACTTTGTCTTTTGTTACCAAATTCATCTTTATATCTTTTCTTTTTTATTTTTACAAGAATTTTATCTTTAATTTCTGNATTAAATGCTTCTAATAATGGAATTACTTTTTTATTAAAAGCATTCAAATATTTNTCAACATTATAATCAATATTTAATTCTTGCCCACTTTCCAAATCTTTCTTTGAAATTAATTGAGATGCCATTCTTTCTTCACCTGTTTCAACATCTTTAATTATATTAGAATCACCATCACTAATTTTATATCCTGTATTAACAAGATATACCATACTATCCAATTCAGGTTCATTAGGAATCCAATCAGCCACAAAATCATATATATCATCAATATCAATAGATTCTACATCATAATTATCGTATTTCTCCAATTGTTTAGAATATTTATCTTTTATAATGTCAAAATGTTTAACAAACAACTCTTTAGCTAATTTTTCTCTTTCTGAAATAATTAATTCCATGTGAGCCTTTTTTGCTTTAGGTCTACCATTCTTATCAGTACCTCTATTAATATAATCTTTAATACTTTCTTTAACTCTTTTTTTACTAGCTATTTTCTCTAACGGTATTTTTCTATAAAAAATATCTTCACAATATGAATTATAATATTCAATAAAATCAGAACCTCTACCTTCAAGAATAATAATCAAAGCATTATCAATAAATTCTTCAATATATTCTGGCATAACTTTACTCTTAATCATACCACCAATTAATTTAACTTTTTTCTTATTTTTTTTCTTATCATTTATTAAGAGAGCATAATTATTTCTTTTCAAATTTAAACAAGAATCAAATTCTCCATCATCATCAACAGAAATAAAACTATTTTCTCTCTCTGATTTAACTTCTTCATTAAATTTAGCAATTAATGCACTAACACCAGTTTTACCACCATAAACCCAAGCTTCATCAGGTTTTAAATCAACATCAGATATTTGAATACCATTATTATTAACAATAAATCTTGTTGTTTTTGGAATTGCAAAGTTAACCCCATCAGTTACACATAATAATGGTTTACAACCAAAATTCTGAAACCACACTATAACCTTCCTTAACTCTAATCTACCAATTGTTGTAATTCTGCCAGCACAAATATTATCAGACCAATTAAAAGAATAACCAGAACCNAATGCACCAAATAATGAGTTATTCAAAATTTTAATAGGTAATTGTAANGTTTTAAAAATTCTTCTTTCATCATCTGTTAGTGTATTTTCTTCATATTTTTTTATTATTTCTTCAAATTTATTTAATTTTAAAATATTTAATTCATTCTCATTCAACGAATCACCACTAGCCATTTTTTTATATANGTTACGTGTTGTTGTGAAATAAGATAACATTTTTTTGATGATGTTTGTAATGTCAAAAANTGGAAATACATCATATGTTAATTGAATCATCGGGTAAAGTGATGCAAAGTCAATCTTAATTACATTCTCATTATAACCTTTCTTAAAACATCTAGACAACCCCCCTGAAAAACCAACTTTCTCATCTGGTTCAGGTATTGCAATATTGTTATTAAAACTCCATGCTGTCATCAATAAATTCCATATTGATGCAGTACCCATAGTGCATATTCTATAATATGTTGTAGGAATTAATTTTGCCAACAAAAATGAAGATTGATTATATAATGCATCAATTTTTTCTGTTTCCCAAACATCATCCAATACATATCTTTCCAATATTTCTTTACCAGATATTAACTTAATATATTGTTTTTCAACACAATTTATTTTAAACCATTCAACAAATTCTTTATTGTTTTTAAGAAAATTGTTTCTAATTTTCTTATAATCATCATCATTTAAATTTAATTTATCTTTACTATTTTGTAATTTATATAAATTTAAACCAATTTCTTGAAATTTATCTGGAATAATTATATAATTATTATTTTTTGGATTTATAAAAAATATTTTATTATCTCTCCACATATGATAAATATTATTATCATCACCAGAAATATACATACGATTTTCTTTAGCAATATCTTCAAATTTACATATATATTTCAATCCAGATTCTTTAATATCACTATTAATAGCTGCAGTTTTCTTTACAGCGTGCAAAATATCAATAACAGTAACACCCCAAATAATTGTTGATGTATATCTTAAAGTTTCACCCCCAATCTTAACCGTTGCTCTATGATTTCTTTTTATTGTTGATTTGTCATTCAACGTTGTTTTTAATTTTGTTAAATCAATATTTAATATTTCAGCTCTCTTTAGAATAAAATCAAAATCAAATTCCTCTGAGTTATAACCAGCAATAACAGCAGGTTTAATTTTATCTATAATATCAAAAAATTCAATAATTATTCTTTTTTCTTCTTCATCATTATCATTTTCATCAACCTTTAATAATTTTTCAAATCCAAAATTATCTTTAAGTGCAATAGCAAAAATTCTATTAATTGATGGTCTTAAACCTTGTGTTTCAATATCAAATACTAATCTATGTAAATTATCATAATAATCAATACCTTTAAATAATCTAACTTTCTTATCAATAAAAAATTGTTCTTCTGGACTAACATAATAAAAATATTTTCTATTGTTGAGTATATGATTACCCATTTTATCTTTAATCAATCTACCCTTCTCATTCCTTTGTTTTTCATAAATATCTACACCACCATCCTTATAAAAATTTAAAATTGCATCAAATGATATGTTACTACTAACTTTATAAGTGTAACCATTCTCCAATCTTTTTTGGTTTCCAGTTTTTAATTTAGTAAAGGTGATACCATATTGTTCTATCTTTAATTTAATTAATTCTTTATTATTATCATATAATACAATACCATGTTTTTTTAAATCTTTAACAAATAAAAATGGTGTATAAGTGTGAGTTTCTATACACTTATAACCATCTGGTTTATGTATTATACATTCAGCTTTATTACTATATTTATTTGCTTGAACATTAACAACGTATTTTAAATCTTCATTTTCACCTTCAAGAAACTTCTTAATCTCTAAAATATTATTATCAACCATACTAATTATTTATTAATTTTAAACTATTAACTAATTCATTTATTGTTGAATCATCTATCTTTGTTTTGTAATCTTCATTATCCAACACTTTAACAATTTCTTTTTTCTTATCTTCTACAAGATTAAACACCTTAAAATCTATTGTATTATTAAATAAAGGATAATATACATTAACTTTTTCAGTTTGTGATATCCTATGAACCCTATCAACAACCTGTTCATTTTCACTCACTGTATATGGTTGTGTTAGAATCATAATTTTTGATGATGAGGTTAAAGTTAAACCCTCTTTACCTGTTTGTATAGTAGATAAAAACATTTTTATATTACTATCTTTATCTTGAAATTGTTTTACCATCTTACTTCTATCCTCAACAGATACATCACCATAATGTAAAACACTTATATCTTTATATTTTTCATGAAGGATTTCTATTCCTTCTTTAAAATAATCCATTATAACTATCTTTTCACCCATTTCCAACAACATGTCGATAAACTCTATCAAATCTTTATTATTAACTTTTAAAATGGATAAATACTGCCTTAATCTTAACATTATAGTCATAGGATTAGTTACAGTTTCTTTATTACTTAATTCATCAATAACACCATCTAAAATATTATTATATTCCTTCTCTTCAGATGTTGTTAATTCTAATATAATCCTTTCATATGTTTTAGATGGTAAATCTTTTAAAACATCCATTTTTCTAACTCTAAACACATAAGGTGATATTTTATGATATAATCCTTCAAAATTAGTAGCATTACTATCAAAATTATACCCACCAAATTGTGATGGATCATATGTCATACCACAATATTCACTATAAAAAATTTGTTTATTTGGAAAATCTATTGGTGATATTTGATTCATAACAGTATATAATTCATATGCTCTGTTATTCATAGGTGTACCACTCATAAATATTTTACAAGGTGTCTCATTTACAAAAATATCATCAGTAAAAATTGCTTTAAAATTCTTGTATATATTGGATTTGGGGTTTTTTATGCGGTGACATTCATCTAATATTAAACAATCTATCTTACCAAGATTTAAATTTTCAAATTTTTTAACACTATTATTATTTCTAAAAAAATCATAATTAATAATAATATATTTTGATTCTTCAAGAGTATATTTATTTTTTTTCCAATTTATAATATGTGCTTTTGAATTAGTAAATTTCTCAACCTCATAAAAATAATTAAATTTTAATGAATTTGGTGTAATTACAAATACTTTATTAAAATTATTATACTCTGATAATGCAATGCTAATTATGCTTTTACCAGTCCCCATTTCTAGTGCAAACAACACATTTCTAACAACATCACCATATAAAACAGCTTGTGATTGAAATGGTAATAATTTAACACCTTCTTTTAGGTTCTGATGTAATTTATCTTCATGTACTTTATAAGTTTCTTTAAGTTGTTTTTTATATTCTAACCAATATATCTTTTTCTCTTCTAATTTCTCTTGTCTTTCTTTTAATGTTTTTATTTCATTAATTTTCTTCTTTACTTTATTTTTAAAGTATTCCTTTTCATCATCATCAAATTTAAAAAATATATTAGGATTACCTTTATATTGTAACATTAAATTGTATAATGAAAAAGTTTTAACAGTCCAAGTTTTATTCGATGAATTAAACTTTCTATCTTCCCAATGAATTTCTTTTAATTTAGATATTAAACTTGGTTCNTACTGAAAACTTAATATGAATTTATCTTTTTTACCATCTCTTTTACAATCAACTATAAACATAAAAAACCCTTATATAAANTTTATATAAGGGCAAAGATAAGTATTTTNTTTTTAATATCAAATAATTTAGTTAAACNATATCTACTTTTGTTTCTGATTTTAAAATATAAATATTAATGTAATCATTATTTGGTAATGTAATCATACCACAATATGGTTCTAAGAATGTTAATTTAAACTCACCACTATATCTACCAACCTTATTTGTTTCAATTTTATTAAATTTATAGATTAGAGTATACCTATCTTCATATGGTATTTCTTCTATTTTATCTCTATAAAATACATCACCACTATTATTAGCTATTTCATATTCACCTTCATCTTCATTATACATGGAAAATGTTACTGCAACATTTTCCATCATATCATGAGTAATATTATATTTTTCCATTAGTTTTTGAGTTAATGGAAATTTAAGCAGTGGATGATCACTATATTGTTTTATATAAAAATTCATATTTTTTTATTTTAAAATTATATTAAATAATTTTTCTGCTTCAACTGGGTTTAAGAATGGATTAATATTATATTTACCAGTTCTATTTAAAAACCTAATTACATGTTCATAACAATATAATTCCGATGCAGATGTATCACCATACCATTTATCTGTAAATATTTTAAAAGCATGAAATAAAAAATTTTCAAATTCATATTTTTTACCTTCTGCTTCTTCTAAATATTTTAAACCATTTTCATACTCTTTTTTGGTTAAATCTAAATCATATGTTTTTAATTTATATTTTTTTAAACCTTTTAAATATTCTTCATAATTTCTAGTTTTAACACCTTTAGAAATTGCACCAGAAGTTAAATCACCGTATTTAACCTCACAATGGTTATAACATTTAATAGGTTTCTTGAATCTTAAAATATACCACAAAAACATACCTATATGTATAATCCTAGCACTAAGATTATAACTTCTAATTAATACTATTGTAACTTTTTTATTTTCCATATTTTAAAAATATAAACTTATTATATACCAAAAACTACCACTATATTTAAAAGTATAACTACCATAATTTGTATCTATAATAGCAGAAGCTTCACCATTTATTAATTTACCATTACCATTTATAGTAATTGGGTTTGTTTCAGCATCACCTCTTAAATCTGTTATTGTATATTCTATAAATTCTATTGGTTCTAATGGTAAATTTACTATTACTGTATCACCAGAAACACCAATGTAATTTATATCATGATTTATAGTATATGTAACACCTTCTGTAGCAGTATTTACTATTTCAGCAGAAAAAGAACTATCACCAGCTTTAACCCAATTATCAATATTAGTATAATCATCACCTAATAATGTGTAAACACCTCTATTTCTAACTATTGGGTCATTATATACAGTTACAACAATACCTTTATATAAATAAACATTACCATCTTCATTCAACCATGTTGCTTCTAATGTTAAATCTGATTTATTTTCAACCCTACATCTCCCATCAAATGGTTCTGCTGATTTAGGTTCAAAGTTACCTGAAAATGGTATTAATCCTTTCGTTCTTGCCATGTTATATTATTAAAAAGTAAATCTTAATCTCCTACTACCAATTAATGATCCGTTATGTGTATAAGTAGTATAATCAACAACAATCCCATTAATTGTTCTATTTGTTGATGATTGTGTGAAAGTATTAATGTCAATTACATCCCATTGTCCAGATAAATCATTAAACTGTTCAATTTTATTCAGAGCACCCCAAACATTAGGAACCTCCAACTTTTGTTTATTTGATATGTTTTCAGCAACCATAGTAACATCAATAACACTACCATGTGCTTGTAAAGGTTCTTTAGTTAATGTTGTAATATCTGATGTTGTTGCAAAAAAAGGATAAACACCAGTAATAATTCTATTTACAGATGTTTTTATTCCACCTGGTAATGGTGTTAAAATTATTAAATTATTATTTATGTCATAATATTGGGTGTTTCCATAACTTGTTAATGGTTGTACACCTTGTAAATAATGAACAGTACAATTCCATATTTGTTGACCAATTACAACAGTATAATTATTTAAAGTTTTTGAATCATTTAGTGATGTTGTGTTAGTTTCAACATTTAAATTTGGACCAGTATAAACATATTTTTCAACATTACCAGAATACGGTTCATTATCCTTATAAGAATAATTTATTATACCTCTATTAAATGTTGTATTAAAATTAATATTTATTTTTTCACCAATTTCTCTAAAACCTGTTATTGATGAAGTAAAATTTATTGATGGTTGGGTGAATGTTGGTCCTTTTTCTTCTTTAATTAACATATCCCACATTTCAGTCATTGTTGCCCCTGTAAACCCTTGACCTTCTCTAATACCTCCAACAGTTCTTTCAGCAGTTCCAGTATATCTAGCTATATTTTCCCTTAAAACAATTTTACCGCTATCATTATCATAAACTAAAGCATACCCATCAAAATTAATTGTATCTCCACTAATAGATGCATCAATTTCAATACCCTTTGATTTTAAAACACCTAAAAAATTTGTAGTACCACTCATATCAAGAGTACTATTTGAAGGTTGTTCAAATTGTCTATTTTCTAATTTTGGTTTAGTAATTAAACTCATCTATTTAATTATTTATATATAAATAGTAAATATAATAAAAAAAACCTTATATGATAATTCATATAAGGTTTTAAAATATAAAGAGTAATTAATAATAGTTAAACATTTACTGGTTTAATATTGTCTGGTTAAATATCATCATCTTTTTTATCACCATTTAACATTTTATTAATTTCATCCATATCAAATAAACTACTACCACTTATTTTATCTAATTTTCCATCTAAAGATTCAGGTGTTATATTTGAATTTGATAATGTTTTACTTTTTGGTAGATTTTCTAAAATTCTAATCTCCATAGTATTATTATTAAAAATACAATCCTTAAAGATATGACCATCAGATGCAAATCTAGCTTTTAATATACTAATATTTGCAGTACCCAATCTCTTCTGGTCAGCAGTCTTGGCAATNGACATTAAAAAGTGTGTTTTTTGCGCTCTTTTAATACTCCCACCCATTTGTGTTTGATCTATCAATTCAGCATTAAAACCCTGTCTATTTGCTTGTAGAGCAGACCAAATAGGTATATCCATTTTACTAGCCATAGATATTAACATTTTAACAATTGCTGATTCTGCTTGATTTTGGTCTGTGGTTTTTTTATGACTATCTAAACAATCCAAATAATCCAATACAACCATATCAAATTTAATTCCAAATTTCTTTTGATATGATTCAATCCAATTTTTAATATCAATTAATGTTGTTTCATCTTCATCAAATTTTTTAATAATTAATTTATTCTTAATTGATTTAATTTTTTCAGTAATAATTTTTTCTGCTTCTTCTTTTCTTTCAGATAATTCTGATAATGGAATTTTTGACCATATAGTAAAATGTTTTCTTCTAATTTCATCTTCTGTATCTTCAAAAATTATTTGTAAAACATTTTTTCCATCTTCTAAAGCTGAATTAGCAATCTTTGTTAAAATNGTACTTTTCCCAACACCACTAGCAGCCAATATTAAACCAATCTCACCCTTTCCTAATCCACCAGCAGTTANTTCATCAATTACTTTAATTCCTGTTGGAATTGTTTGTCTAAAATCTTTATCGAATGCTGATTTAATATTCTCTGTTAATACTANACCATAATTTTCTTCATCACCAATTCTATTTATCTTTGAAAATTCTTCTTCAATTTCATGAATAACTTTCTTAGACTTAATTTCACCAGTCCTTACCTTTCTTAAAATTTGTTCTGATATTTTTCTATATTCTTGTTGTTTAATAAATACAAATGTTTCTTTTTGAATGATATCACCATCATAAGGTGTTTTTTGATTTAATACACTTTCATTCCAATATANAATTTGTTTTATTATTTCTGTTATAATTTCTTCTTCAATACTATTACTAGAATTAAATTTTTTTATTGCATGATATATACTTTTATTATTTATATTTGGTATATGACCATATTCCTCATAATACTGTGTAATTGTTAAAAATAATTTTTTATAATTTAAATCATCAAAATAATCAACATTTAAATTGTTTATTATTTTTTCAGCAAATTCTGGTTCTGTTAGAATTTGCCAAAACAATTTCAATTGAAAATGTGTACCAAGATATTCAGTAAAAGTATTATTACTCTTATCACTCATATATTTTTATTAAAAAAATTAGTTCTTTTAAAAACAAACCTTATATGAATATATAAGGTTTGTTTGGAGATATATATATGAAACAACTCTATTTTTTATTATAAATACTATCCAATAGTGCTTTTCTTTTTGTTTCTGGAAGTTCTCTTACTTGTTGAATGTTATAATTATATGTGTTTATAATTTCATAATCCTCCCACATAAGATTGATATCACTATTTCTTATAGAATTGATAATATCTTCTTTAATTTGGTTTAATGTATTATGTAAATCATAAGAAAATAAAGAATTAAAATTAAAATTAACAACTTCAAATTCACGTTCAACAATAATACTATTATTCATACTTAGAATAAATCTAAACATTTTCTTTTTTGGTTGAATAATATTAATACTATTTTTTATGTGAATTGGATATTTATCAACCTCACTCTTATAATGTTTTAATAAATCAATATTATTGTATTTAAAATTTAATTTTGTAGATGATAAAGTTTTCTTCAAACTTTTCATAATATCAAACAATTGATTTCTAACATCAACAGAATATCTTGTTATTGGATGATAACAATCAGCATCAAAAATACTTTCATACACTAAAGAATCTTTTGAATATAATTCAATTTTGAATTGATTCCTTTTTTCATTATTCTCAGACATAATTTTTAAAATTAAAAGATTAAAAATTTTATTTATATTTATAAATATAATAACATTAATTAC